TTTTAACCTTGTAAACGTAAAATGGAACTGTAGAAATGGTTTTTGATATACGCTTGATGATAGAATAGACTTCGCTATTGTTATCATAGTCTTGTACGAACTTCGCATAATCCAAATTAGGGTAAAGCGTTCTACCGCCAATCAATCCACCAAAATCAGAGAAAGGATTATTAAGAGTTGTTTTTATTTTAGTGGCTGCCTTTTGTTTAAAAGGATTCACCGCACTTAGTATGTCCGTTAACTTCACTATAAGATATTTTTACAAAAGTAACAAATTTTTAGCCTAAACAATCCAACCTCGCTTCGGTTTTGCATATTTCGTGTATATAGCATAACGCATAGCATCCATCAAGTGGTCACGAAACTTAACAGGCTCATCCATTGTATTGCCATCGTGATCCGTTTTCCATTTATAGTTTTTAATCTCATCTAGTAAATCCAAAGATTCTGATTTTATAAATATCGGAAATGATTTTACCTTGTTGACTCCAGCAAAAACATCTTTAGCTGCTAGTTTAAGATTAAACCCAGCTTTATTTACCTCGGCTATTGTTTTAGGTTCTGCTGGATCAGCAAATATGTCGTCTCTACGAGATAAACCTAAGGATTTCATCCTATCAATTAAAAGTGAGGTAGACATCTTGGTATCATATATCATTTGCTCCACATATATGTCACCATCGAAGTTTTTACACCTTACTAGGGCAGTTTGATGGTTAAAGCCAAAGTCAAGCCCATAAAACACATCTCCACCCTCAGGGAAGTTTCTTCTTCTTCTCCAATGCGAATAAATCGTTGCCTCGCTAATTGCTCTTTCTCCTAATCCGTAAACTCTCCAATATTCGTGGTCAGCTTCTCGTAGTCTTTCAATCTCTGCAATAATGGTCTTATCTAAAAACGGATTGTCTTTGTAAGTCGTAATCGTAAAGTCAGTATCTTCTCTAGGAATTACCTTATCGTAAATCCAGGAGTAATAATCTGAAGGGTTATAGTCTAAAACGATTTTATCGGTAGTTCTTAGTGCTAATTGCATCCAAGATTCATAATTCACCTCATTTGCCTCGTTTATAAACAAATAATGCCTTTTACGACCTCTAATCTTCTGAGGTTGGTCGGTAGAGACAAATTCTACCGTATTTCCATTTAGGAAATATAAATTCTCTGATTTATTGTGTTTCTCCTCCGAGTATAGCCCATATTTAGACAATATCTCGATAAAGTCTCTCATAACGGAACCTTTGATGCTCGGTAGGGATGAACGGCAAATAGTTAGGGTTTTCCCCTTCTCTTGTAGGAGCTTTACTATAAACCAGGTAAGTACGTTGTAAGTTTTACCTGACCTCGTTCCCCCTTGCATCACAGAAATTCTTTTCTTAGATTCGTTCAATATCTGAAAGACGACATTGGTGGTTACTTCCATAGAAATAAATTAAAATTTTTGGTTTGCTCAAGTCAAAGCTAATACTTTTCGTTTTATAGGAAGGTAGGGGTATCAATCAATAAAGTCCGTTATATGAATCAAAAAACACAATATTTGACCTATATAAGACACATTAGTGATTGATACAAGTCAAAAAGTCAAGTTATAGGTTTACTTTTTTTATTATTTAGTAGCAATACTACCAACTGTAACCAAATTGGTAACATATCTAAAAAGCAATTAGAAGCGATTTAAGACACTCTGTGTCATTTTGGATAGATAGTACTACTCTATGGTAGAAAGTGTCTGTATAGGCCTTAAAATGCCATTTAAACACTATTCCTCATAATTACCAGCTTCATTCTCTAATTCTACCTCCTTATCATACTCGTAAAGTGGTATATCTTGGATATTGGCAGCTTCAGTAGCAGGAACCACAAAGCCACTATCTTCTAGTTGCATGTTCTCATATCCTTCGGATCTATTCTCATCACCATCTAGCTTCGGAACATCATCAACGTGGTTTGCCTTTAAGACATTGACAGTAATCTGCTTAACAACATCTCCTTCGTGAGCAACCTCTTGTCTTTCGATGTATCCTCTACGTTTACCTTTTGTCTTTAGTAAGAACATAGTAGCCAAAGTATCACCCTTAGCAATACGTTCCATCAGTTTGTGTTCACCAAAGTCTAGCATTATCTCCTCAGGTTCTATTTCAGCTAGTTTCCTAGCGAACTCAGGATCATTCTTAACCCATACGTTATACGATGACCTAGATACCCCAGCTGATTCACAAGAGATGGTTATGTTACCGAAGTTCTCCTTGTAAGCTATGATAAAAGCTTCTTTAGTGATGTCTTTAAATTCTGCATTCATAATTATATTGGTTTTGGCATATTACTTCGTAATTTAAACTCTGCATTCATATTATTGGTTTTTATAATGTGTTATATAGAAAAATAAAAAAAATCAATGTTAAACAATGTTAAGTCAATGTTATAAATCAGAATAATGAAGGGCCCAAGGCAGGCTCCCAAAATTCTATACGAAAAAATAGGGTAGGGGGTAGGGTAGGGGAGGGGCTTAGTCCTATTTAACATAATATAAATTATAAGACCTATCCTCTCTCCTATTCTTAGCCTATCCAATGAGCAAAGCTAATGTAATTTAACTTTATTGATAGTTTACGCAAGCTTAGGCCAAAGCTAAAAAATACCCAATAATACTTTTATACAATTAATGTAACAATGTATACATATATTAAACAATTATAAGTATATTCTATAAAGTATACAATATATTGATAACTATAACATACTACAATATACTACTTTACTAATGTATACCAATAGCCCTATTTTATGCCAATTTAATTTTACCAGGTTAACTCATATTAAAATTTTTATATATATATTATTGATCTAATTACCTTAATTAATTTAATTATTTTTAACCTTTTTTAACTTTGTATTGATATTCTTATTATATTACAGCGTCATTATAAAACAAAATGACCCTTTATTTATGATCTATTTACACCTTATTCAATTGGCTTTATTCTGTTTCTTTATGGCCTTTGTAGGCAAGTTATTCATTAACCTTTTAATAGATAAGCAATAATGAACACTAATATAACAATACTAGAAACGATCTTTATCTGTGCTGCTTTAATACTAGCATATGCACTAATTAAAACTATTATTCAAACAATTAAAACAAAATAAAATGACTATTCAAATTTCTACTTCTTACGGATTTTGTCACAATTGGACGCTTAAAGCTTACGGCAAAAGTTTCTATCTAGGTCAGGACGTTAAGTTTTGTACTAGGGTTCTAGGCTGTGAACCGTCCTACATTGCTCAGCAAATAGGTTCTAATGATTTAAGCAAAGAAGCTACTAAAAAGAAACTAGCTAAGTTTATAATTGATAACCTTAATTTAAACAGATCTAATATAAAAAATTTAGATCCTTGGCAATTATGTGCCGAATAAAAAAATAACCTTTAAATCTTTATTTATGCAAAACACACAAACACAAACAGAAACTATAACAGCTCCAACATATAGAGCCGTTAAAAACTTATTAAGCAAAGGCAATACCAACGCTAAAACAATCAAGAACGCTTTAGAGACATTTATTTTATATTTAGCCCCTTATAATTTAAGCGGCTTTAATGTTTGCCCATTTGCCTCTAGTGGCTGTATTAAAGGCTGTCTCAATACAGCGGGCCACGGCATTTTTAACTCGGTTCAAGAAGCAAGGATTAACAAAACAAAGTTTTGGGGCTTTGATAGGTCGGCCTTTTACTTACAATTGGCCAACGAACTTTTAAAGATCCTAGATAAGACAATTAAAAAGAACGTCAAAATAGCAATTCGTTTAAACGGCACCTCTGACATTGACCATTTAGATTTGCTTGAGCGTTACACGGGTATAAATTTTTTAGATCCTTTTTATAGTTCCCTTTTATTTTATGATTACACAAAAAATTATAACCACATTAAACGATATTTAAATACTAATTATAAATTGACCTTTAGCCGCTCAGAGGTTAACGATTTAGATGCCTATAGACTTTTAAAGGACGGCGGAAACGTTGCGGTTGTATTCAAAAACGAGCTGCCCGAATATTGGAACGGATTCCCCGTTATTAATGGAGACGATACCGATTTAAGGTATTTTGACCCTATTAATGTAGTAATTGGCTTAAAGGCAAAAGGCAAAGCGAAAAAAGATATTAGCGGCTTTGTAGTGGCATAAATTGGCAATCGTTTAACCTTTGGGAGGTTCAAAGGGTTCGAGCCCCTTAAACGAGCAAAACAAAATCAAAACAATATGGCAGCTTTAAAGAACGTCTATTTTTTTAACGTCCTAACATATACGGACGATTTCAGTTTTATCCTTAAGTCAAAAAAAGAGGTTAAAGTAATTAGAACCAATTTTAGGACGGCTTACACCTACATTTTAGCAAAATACCCAATGTCAAAAGGTTATTTCATTGAGCTACAAAATAGCTGCTCAGTTTATACCTACAAAAAGCACAAAAAAAGTTGGTATGAATATTTAGCGAAATAAGACTAAATAAGCCCCTTAAAAATAAATTTAATACTATGCCACCAAAATAAAAATATACCGCAAATTTAGGGCTTAAAATAGGCTTAAAATTCATTTTAGGTACTTTGCTGCTATGCATATAGCCGCCAGGCAATGTCATATTAAAAATTTAATACATATGACTTATTGGCTTATATATGCCAAAAAACCCGCAAAAACCTGTGGCAAAAATCTATGGCAAAAACCCCCTAAAAATCTGCGATAAAAATCCCCTAAAAATTCGTGACAAAAACCTTTATATAACAAAAACTTTCCTTACTTTTAATTTATAAACACAACAAAAACCTTTATTTATGATCACAAAATTTCATTTATTATTAGACAGAAGTCAATTTGAGACTACTGATATAACTCAACTAGAAGAGTTATTGTTAAAGTATGCAACATCAGAAGGCGAAACTAATTGGCAAAAATCTTCTGTAGTATCAATAACAGATACGCCCGAAGATACAAAGTATGAATTATGGATAGAAGATAATAAACTCAATGGTGAGGATGTAACTTTTATACATTGGTATAGCAAATTATGGTACATTATTCAAACAAACTAAAACATAAACAAAATGGTAACAAAATTTACATTCCCAAGCGAATGCACGAGACTGCAATCAGTCGGATCAGAAAGTAGTAATAGATTTAATTCTGTACCAAAATATATGGCAACAAAAATGCTATTTTGGGCGGATCTATATACTATTGTACATAATTTTTTATGTGCTGACATAGAAACTTACGAAGAGGCAAAAGCCTATTTTTTAGATCATATTGATTTTGATTGTTACAAGGAATTTACTGACAAAAAAATCTGCCTTGCATCATCATTTTACTTTTATTTCGATAAATAATATATAACCAAAAAAAACACAATTATGTTAAAGCAAATTTATTTAGAACTAATCAGAAGCGGAGTAAATCCAAGAGATTACACCTTGCCTAATGATGTTGAACAAACAGACGGCCAAATTAACTTAGATAAAAATCTCTATGTGCAAATAGGCGAATCTTATTTAGTTCTATGGCAATCTATAGAAGGTGGAGAAAAATTGTTATTCGATATTAATACGGATCAAATAGACAGAACTACAGCAGTACAGCAATTTATAAACAAAGTAAAAACCCAATTAAATTAATTTATGGCAAAAATCCTAGTAGCTTGTGAGGAAAGCCAAGCAATAACTATAAAGCTTCGTGATTTAGGTCACGAGGCTTTTTCTTGTGACATATTAACTTGTAGCGGTGGTCACCCCGAATGGCATCTACAAGGCGATGTTTTTAACTATGTAAATAATGGTTGGGATCTAATGATAGCACACCCACCTTGCACCTATTTGTCAGTAAGTGGTGCGAAGCATTTGTATAATAAGGATGGTTCCAAAAATCTTTTGCGATATGAGAACCAAAAACTTGCTTTAGACTTTGTCCAAAAACTTATGGATGTACCAATCCCTAGAATAGCAATAGAAAACCCTGTTTCAGTTATATCGACAAAAATCCGCAAGCCTGACCAAATAGTACAGCCTTGGATGTTTGGAGATGAAGCGACTAAAACTACCTGCCTATGGCTCAAAAACCTTCCGAGTCTAATACCTACTAATATCGTTGGTAAGGGTGAACGGACAATATTTAAAAGTGGTAAATCTCATCCTAAGTGGTATGCTGATGCCTTGGCTATAGCAAAAACTCCAAGTGAGCGTAGGAACCTAAGGTCAAAAACTTTCCAGGGTATGGCCCAGGCTATGGCAGAGCAATGGACTAAAAATCTTTTATGATTACCTTAACAAAAAACCTGCTAAAAATCCTTAACAATAACAAAAAACCCTTAATTTCGTCAAACAAAACAAAAACCCCATCTATGAGCTTTGAATTAATCACCGTCAAATATGGCTGCAAGTGTAGTCTTACTGGCAAAAACTTCTCACCAGGTGAGCAAGTCTATTTCAATTACCTATCAAAAACTTTCCTTGATCCTGTGTATTATGAGAATATGCAGAGCCAAATCAATTCAA